GCCAATAGTACCTCAAGGGTACTACGATTAATTTTAAAAAGGGCCCGCAAGGGCCCTTTTTTTTATCTCCTTAATTTTAAATAAAAAATAATAACAAGCGAGCGAGCCTTCAAGCTATGGGGGGGGAGGGTGGGTGGGCCCGAAGGTCACAAGCAGGGTGCGACAATATGTCGCGCGACACTATGACGCATTGACACTATATGCGGTGCGCGGTTATGTCGCATTGACACAAGATATAGACCTGCGACAATTTGTCACATTGACAGCGGTTCGCGAACCGTCGGGGCGCGGGTCGGGGCGCGCGGTTAGTTGTTTTTAATTCCGATTAATTTATTTTGTATGAGCGCCCAATCATCAACGGCTATTGGAACGGCTTGATCTATACCCTTAATTAAATCTTGAATAGATTTACTTTCATAAAGTTTTATGCTTGAGGGAAGGCGGGGCGGGGCGTGATGTATTAACAGAAAATTCCGCTTTGATTTTTGGGTATGGAATAAGATTTGATGAGGTGAAAATCTAACTTTATTTGATTTACTAACTTTTAACTCAATCATAAAAAACCCGCATAAATCATTATAACTTAGACAATCGGGGACGCCTAAATTTATGAAAGTTTCAAGGCGTGTATGTTGAATTAAAGGGGTATTTTTTTTAAGATTTTGATATAATTTTTTTTCGGGTTTCACCGTACAATTGTATATACGGTGAAGCCCTATTTTGTCAACTTATGCTACTTGATCTTTTAATATTAACGGCTCATTTACATATTTAAATGCATTATCAATATTAATTAAAACATTGAATTCAACTTTTTTATCAGTTTCAAGCATTTTCAAAGCCGTTGTATATTTCAAAGCTTCCTCTAAAGTTTTCGCGGTTTTTTGAATACTTAAAATATCATCAAAGCCGCTTGAAAATTTAGTACGTTTTATAATTATATATTCCATATTAATTATATCCTTTGTTTTCTAATTGAAGCGCCTTTGTTTTATTCCAAACAATGCCCACACCGTTTAAAACCTTCTCTAATACGATGTTTAATTGCTCGGGTACACCACACTCAAAAACTGAATTAATCGCGCTTTGTTTATACAATTCAAGTTCTTTAACTTTTTTGCCCTCGGGTGTACTTTCAGCTTGTTTTTGCGCCAAATGTTGAGCCCATTCTCTAAGTTGTTCTCGGCAATCCTCGGGTTGAATACCTTTACCGTACCTATCGCGCGAGTAATAACTGTCATTATCCGATTGTCTAAATTTATAATTTAGATTTTCTTTTAATTCAGTATCTTTAATTTTACCAAAAAAAGTTTGGGCTTTACGTTGTTTGATCTCAAGGTTTGCGATAGCGTCCTCAAGTTCTTTTATTACAACGTCCGCTTTTATTTTTTTAGCAAGTTTTAATTCAGCGCTTTCAGTATAATCAGCGATTATAGATTTAACGCTCAATCTAGCTTGTTCTATAAGCGGGTCAATTTCATTATTGATACGCTTTTTTAAATGCTCCAACTGATATTTAGTTGGATATGTTGATTTAGTCATAACTCACACCTCCATATTTTTTATTTATTTTAAGTATTGACATATTGAAGTTATACTATTATATGGGATTATATGTCAATAGAAAAATATAAAAGATATTCAAAAAAAGATTTTTTAAGTTATGCAAGCGGATTTGATTATCAAATAGACATAGATGAGGGGAATATAACGGGCTTTAAAAGTGATGATGAAATAAAGCAATCTATGAAAAAATGGAAAATAGAGGAATTAAGAAATTTTTACGGCTTTACTCATAAAAACAACCACAACGGGAATGAACGAGATTTTAGAAATTATAAATGTTTAGATTGTTTAACAACTTTAAAACCCGATTATACAAGTTTAAAAAATAATTATTATTGCGCTGATTGTTTATGAAATTATATAAATCAAAAAAATTATTAAATATAGATAACAACCCGAAAACCGTTAAGGGTCAATCTCAAAAAGTTATGACCGCAATTTTATATTTTGCGCCCGCTAAAATAAGCGGGTTTAATACTTGCCCGTTTGCGGATGATTGCGCCTTAACTTGTTTAAATACAGCGGGTCGGGGTCAAATGAATTCAGTACAATTAGGCCGTATCAATAAAACGCGATGGTATTTTTTAGAGCGTAAAACTTTTATGATACAATTGCATAAAGAAATTAAAAGACATATTAACCGTTGTAAAATTAAAGGCTTTAAGCCCGCATTTAGAATTAACGGGATGAGCGACTTGAAAATAGAAAATATGGGATTGATTGAAACATACCCGACCGCTCAATGGTACGATTACACAAAAAACCCTATAAGGATGAAAAAATTTATAGCGGGTAAGTTTCCAAAAAATTATCATTTAACGTTTTCATTAGGGTCAAGCAATAAATCGGATGCTAAAGAAATTTTAAAACTAGGGGGCAGCGTTGCGGTAGTTTTTAGAAATAAAAAGCTGCCTAAAAAATTTATGGGTCATAAAGTCTTTAATGCGGATAAAACTGATTTAAGATTTAAAGACCCTAAAAACATAATCGCGGGCTTGTATGCTAAAGGCAAAGCGCGTTATGATGATACGGGATTTGTGCAAGATGTTTAATTTTGTATAAAAATATATGGTAGGCCAAAAATAGGTAGGTCTTTAAAATTAACCTGAACAGTTAAAGTTAAAACTGTATAAAGATGCCATATAAAAATAAACAAGCGAGCGAGCGAGCGAGCAGAAGGGATAATATGAACGAAGGACTAGAAAATATAAAACAAATAGATGATTTAGAAAATAAAGTTAAAACATTATCACATCATTTAGCGAATATGTGTTGTCAAGCGGATGAGGACACGCCGAGCGAATATAGAACTGAACATTTTAGATCAACTATGGATGACGCTTATGAATATTTAGAAAAAATAGGATACTTTAAAAAATGAAAAATTATTTAGTAAAGTTTAAATGTGTAATAGGAGATTATGAGCATATAGACTATATGCTTTTTAATAAGAAAAAAAGTGAATGGGGATATTGCAAAGAGTTTTGGGGTATCTCTAAAAAAGATGAGTTAAAAGAAAATTGTTTTTGGGATGATTGGATGCAGAACGCTATTTCAGTTTATTCGGAAACAGAATTAACTAATGAACAAACAAAAACATTAAAAGAGTTGGGAGTGATATATTAATGACACAAAGAGATGAAGGACACGATTTTAGAGATAGTAAGAATAGGGCTATGGAGTACGAGCGCAACAAAAAAATAGATAAACAAGCACAATTTATTATGGATACATTTTCACAATATTTAGATGATTATACACTTGAGGAATTTTGGAGTGAGGCGGAAGTGCTTACCAAAAAAGGTGAGAACTTACTTAAAGATATTAAAAAAACTTTGAGAGGATAATATGACAGAACAAACCGATAGGTTGATTGCAGAAATAGAAAAAGAAAGAACAAGCGAGCGAGCGAGCAAGGAAGTAAAAAGGGGGTCAGTATCTGTACCAATTGCAAAGCAAGGTAGTTCGTAAGCCACCCCCAATTTAATTTGATTTATACGGTAATTTACGTTAAAAGTCAAGATTATGGGATTACCGAAAAACCTAACAGAACGACAACAAAAGTTTGCAGAATTATTAGTATACAACGAGGGGCGCAAGAGCCCGAGCGAGTGTGCTTATGAGGCAGGATACAAGACTAGACCTAGACAGACAGCAAGCGAGCTAAGAAATCCTAAAATTGCACCATTGGTTGTGCAATACATTGGTGAGTTGCGGGCAGAGATACAAGAAAAATACGGAATCAATTTTGAAAAACACATTGGGGAACTAGCAAAGCTGCGAGAAGATGCGCGAGCTAAAGGGGCCTGGAGTGCTGCGATTAATGCAGAAATAGCTAGAGGTAAGGCTGGTGGTTTATATGTGGATCAGAAATTAGTCTTATCAGGTAATCTAGATAATATGTCAGAAAAAGAATTAGAATCTAAAATGAAACAAATTTTAGATGACCATAAAACTTTAATTAATATTACCCCAGAAGAAGAGATAAAAGAATCAATAAAAGAATCAGACCTTGATAGTGATTCAGAACAGAGTTAACTTTATTTAAAATTTTTCTTGGAAGTTTTTTTACTAACGACCATTTGTTCGTCACTGTTTCGTACATTGCCATAATTTACTCCTTGTGGATTTGGCCCACGTCTTGGTGGTAGTTGATCCCATTTTACGTTAGGCATATTTTTAGTCAAGGTTTTATTTTTCATTTATCTTTTCCATTTTTACTATACATCCTCTCGGAAATACATTTCTATCAGAAAACAACTCATCATTCACCTCATAACTTGCAAAGGTTCTAACATTTTTATTATCTTTGTTAAGTAAGTATGCGTGAGTAACCATTATCGATGGCATAAAACCTTCTGCTGTATGTAAGTCTGCGTGCCCGCTATCACCTGTAATATCCAACCACGTGATTTTGTAAAAGTAATATCTTTTCTTTTTGATGACTACAGATTTGTATTTTGATTTTTTAAGTTTCTTCATAGGATTGTTATACTATAGGGGAATTTTTAGGCAAATTTGTTTTTACAAAAACCAAAAAATCCTTCGCGCGCCGAGTACATAAAAATAAGCAGCCAATACCAATGCTTATTTAACACCTATGCAGTATTTGCATATACTAACCCTACTTTTACTACTGTGCCAGAGCAAAATCGTCTACTATTCAAGTATACTGTCAAGTGTGCCATACTGTGCCACTCAAAATCGACCCTTTGGCACAGCTATTAGTCAACAATACCAACGATAAAACGTCAAATTTGGCAACTGTGCCACTGTGCCAAGCACTTTTTTTTTCTCAAAAAAAAAAAAATTACCCTAGAATTCCCCTATAGCGCGGCACGAACAAAAAACCCGCATAAAAATGCACTTGCCTTATTTTAGACACTATTAGTTTAGAATGGTTCTAAAGTTTATATGGTTTTGTACCACTCTGTACAATTTTTTTAATACCAGAACCAGACAACTCAATGTTTGCATAAGGTTTCCAGGCTTTTTTAATTAAATTCAGCTCTAATATAAAATTAGACCATTGTTTCGGTGTTATATCTTTGCTTTGTATTATTACTTTTTTCATAAATTAGAATAATTCTAATGTGGGGCTTCCACTCTCGCTTCCACCCCATTCCCAAGGGAACCTTTAACTCTGTTTATATGTTCTTGATTTAAATAATTCATTCTTATCTGCTTTGATAACAAGTCTAGCAGGATTGGCATCACCAATAAGATTGCTTTCTTGTATCTCAATACGTCTGACATCTTCCAAGTGCCCGCTCATAGTCTCAATATAAACTGGACAATCAGATATTACAGTTCCTTTTTGTCCATTAGTAAATCGATCTAGTATTTGTTGTAAATCTCTTAGTCTCATTTGTTTAATCTATCCTCCTTAATTACTGGATACATTTCTTTATGTCTTCTTGCAACATTCTTAACTCCTTCGTACCATTTTTTCTTCCACATCTCTTTCATCGGCCCTTCAGTCTTGTAATAAGTATTCGCTATCTTATCCAACATTGCTTGCTCTTTTTTTATAATATTCATCGACCCTCCTTAAAAATTGGTGTTTATATTTTTGGAATTCCTTACCTTCAATAACAAATTCCTGGTAGTAATTATCTTTACTACACATCATTACCACACCTTTAGTAATTTCTGTTTTGTGAATAAAATTATGCGCCATTGCATACGCCGCCAATTGAAGACAGTAATCCCCGATCCACTCTCGGCGCTTCGGTTTATTCGTTTGTTTAAAATCGATAATAGCATCCTCACCTTTGTGTATTGCTACAAGGTCAGTCTGACCCGCATAGAGGCCCGGATAATACAAAGTACATTCTGTACCATAATATTCAGTCACATTGCTTAAACCCTGCTCTATGACCCTTATAGCCATACTATGGGCCTGTTTTCCAACGTTTGTCTCATCCAAATATCCTTCTTCCAGGATATATTTCTCTAATATCTTGTGCATCGCCGTGCCCCTAGCCGCACTCTCATCCACGATCCGCGCCGCATTAGCCTCTCCCATCTTCTCACGCCACCTTTTCAATCCTTCCTTCTTCTCGGCCGGTTCAGTCGCTGACAATATGGTTGTAACACTTGGTAACTTTTCTTTATCATCAATATTATAATGACGTTTACCTTCTATCGCTTCTCGAACCGTCTTTGGATATATAAATTTAGTTTTTCTTTTCATTTAATAATTGTTTTAGTACAGTGGTATAGGGATTAAAATCATAATCCTTAACACACCCGGTTAATAATACTAACATTACAAAAAAAATTTTTAACATCAATTTTTAATCCACATCTTGTAGTGTTCAAAGTTAACTACATTATCTCTTACAACATTTTCTGGAATACTTGTATAGTGTTCAATCACTTGTGTAATTTTATCTAACTTAGTGTGAGCATAGGGAAACAATAAGCAACAAACCTTGAACGCATCGCGGTACGTGCATCGCCAACGATATTGCATTAAATATTTTGTTCCATCTACACGTTTACCTTTACGGGGTTTTTTAGTTAGAGTCCCTACTCCTAAAACTTCTAATAACCAAATCAATACAGACTGATCAGTCATAGTGATTTCCATATTAATTCTCCAGGAATATGTTTTTCTATAACCATCGTTGTTATGTTTCTTTTTTTTCTCCCACGCTTGCTTACATTGAATACTGCCTTCACCATCAAAAAGCCCTGCAATATAAGCAATATCTACATCATTCATTGAAGAGTAACTTTCTTATCACCTTCTAATATTTCTGCTATTTCTTTGCCCGTAGCGCCCTCTGGAATATCATTGATTAGTTGTTCGTATACTTCAGCCATTACTTCTCCTTGTGAATTACAAGTAGGACACTGATGTACTTCAGTATAAGAACCATTACTCTCTCTTAAATAACCATTGCCTTTACAATGATCACATATAATTTTTATTTTATACTTTTCCATTCTTGTATCCTGTTTTCTTTGCTGCACGTGTTGCTAACGCTTCAATTGTTTTACTGATAGTTAACTTTGCATCTAAAAATTTTCCATCTGCTAGATAACTTAACTTTTTATAAGTATCAATCGGTACAGATACAGATTTAAACTTATTGGGATTTGCCATTTTTTTCCTTCCTTTGTTTTTCAAAACCTTTTAAAGTATAAGGTTGAGTTCCTTTTAACATCTCATCTCTTTTCTCTTCATACTCTTGATCTCTTATAAAATTTTGATGTTCTGGATATTTAAAATTAAGTTCCATTTCTTTTAAATCATTGGCTCTGTCTAACATTAAAACCCCTAATCTAATATTACTGGTTAAGGCTAATAATAATTTAACTTCATTCTCTGACATAGATTTCCTTTCTTTGATTAGTATTAATATATGGGAATCTATACCAACAAATGAATGCTTGTCAAACAATTTATTTTAATATAAAAAGAGGTTCTCTTCTCACACCTTTTGTTTGTTCGTCCCTTTCTTGGGACGGGCAGACAAGTTTAGAATGATTCTTAAGTAACTACTTTGCCTTCGTCCTTAACAGGAGAACATTTGTATTGTGGATACAACTGTGAGTTGATTATTATTTCATAATTGAAAATACTCTCACTACCAAATAAAATTTCATAAGCATCACCCAACCCATCTTGGACACAATCATAATAATTATTTTTTACTGCTGGATACTCTGGTGGGATTCTACACTCTCCGGTAATGCCGGAGCATATGTAAATTACTAATAACCATTTCATCTAACGTCCTTGGCCTTTGTAACGTGTCAATTTTTTTTGTAATTTTTTGTGTTTGTTTAATGATTTTGTGTGAACGCCACGACGCTTCTTAGGCTTATCTCTTGGTACGAAATGGGTAAATTTTTGCTTGGCCATTACTCTTCATCTAGCCATTCTTTAACAAATGGTTTTGCTCCTTTAGGTGCAGTGATCACCGGTAGATAAGTTATCTTACCATTAACGTGTTGTTCTAAATCTGCTCCACAATTCATACATCTAAAAAATACTACATCGATATTTACCATCGTTGTGAACTCATCACACGTTGGGCATTTACCATTGACTACTTCTGTTTTGATTGTGAATTTTTTATTTTTTGGCATTACTGACAGCTTAAGCACTC